ATGGTTTTGATAATTGGTGGTTACAAATAGAGGATAATGAAGAAATTGAGATAACTAAAAAGTTAGAAAACATTATTGAAAGAAGATTAAACAAAAAAACAGAAACCCCATTATGTACTCCTGATAATTGTAGACATGGATATTAAACCAAAACAAAGATGAATAAAGAATTTATATTAGGTGCAGTAAAATGGAAAGTGGTAGTTGACAACAGCAAGATGGATGAAAAAGGAACTCTAGGGCTTACATCGTTTACTGAATCAACTATATATTTAGCAGACACACACAAGGGTAAGCCTGTACCTGAAGATTTAATAGCTCAAACATTCTATCACGAGTTAGTTCATGCTATACTTGATGCACTAGGACAAGATGAGTTAACTTATGATGAGAAAATAGCCCAAGGTATGGGACTATTACTACATCAGTTTCAACAAACTAAAAAATAAAATGATGAGTAAAGATAAACACATATGGGAAGGCTGGACAGTCCAAGATTTTATAGATGATTTGTCACCAATCTTTAATCAAATAAACAACAGTAATTCTTGGATGAAACCATTCAAAGATAAGAAAGAAGTAAGAGATTGGTGTAAAAGTAATCAGCCTTACTATAAGAAACATATACCTGAAGTAGCTAATTACTTTATAAAAAAAGCTAAACTATAATAAACATGGATAAAGAAGAATTAATAACGTGGATTTACAGTTTACCACTTCAAACTTTAACTGATGAATTAAAAGATGATATAGTAGAAAAAATTGATGACTTAATAAAGTAAAAAGAAATGAGTGAAGAAGAATTAGAAAAAACATCATGTTTTTTAATTGGGTTTATATTAGCTTCTATTATATATGGAGTTATTTATATTTTTGAAATTTCAAATTAAGTATTTATGGATAAAAAAGTAAAAGAATGCTGTATATGTTCATTAGAATATATAGGCTATGGAAATAATGCAGCACCTGTTAAAGAAGGTAGATGTTGTGATGAATGTAATTCAGTTATGGTTGTACCTGTTAGAATAGGTGCATTAATGAATATGACTACTAAATCAGATAAAAGAAAAAACAATGAGTGAAGATAATAGAAAAGAAATAAAAGTAAAGCATCCAGAGTTTGGACATGTTATATTTCACGGAGCAACGGCAAGACAAATAGAAGTGTTAGAAAATCTTAATGATAATTGTACATTAACAGATGATGTTTTAGCACAAAATAAAATGTTAGGAGATATGGTTAGAGATCAAATTGAGGCATTTAAAGAACAAAGTGCAGAAATAGAAAAACTAAAACAAGAAATAAAAAAATTAAAAAATTCAGGAGAAAATCCTTATGTTGACTATTTAACTTAATTAATATGAAAAAAAGGTTATGAGGGTAAATACAACAAATAAATATATTTGTGATAGATGCGGTGAAGAACTATCAAGAGAAAAAACTGCTACATTATCTACTAATTTTGCACCAACAGGTCTTGTAGGATATAAACAAGGAAATATGGGTGCAAGGCATATGTGCAGTTATTGTAAAAGAATTTTTAGTATGGCATTTAAAGGTTTTTTTTCTCATTATAATAAAATATTAAAAACAGTTAAAGTTAAGACTTATGAGTAGAACAAAAGGTTATAAAAATAAAATTAAAAATGCTTCTAAAATAGTTAAAGTAAATGAAGCTAAACCAATAGAAAATGAAGATGCTCTTAAACTTCTTTGTGAAAAATGGGGAATAAACTTTCAAAAAGATGGTAAAATTAATAAAACATGAAAGATAATATTCATGCTAATCTTACTAAAAAAGATGGTAAATTAAAATTTAATATAAAAGCACAGGAAAAGAGGTACAATAAAATGATAGAAGATCTTCCTGAAGGCACTAAAGTAGAAATGTTTGTTAGTGCATCTAGTGAAAAAGGTACTAACGCACAGTTAGCTAGGATTCATGTTATGATTAGAGAACTTGCATCTACTTTAGGATACACATTTGAAGAAATGAAATTTCTTATTAAAAGAAAAGCTGGATTATGTATAATAAAAAACAAATCAGAGTATTGTAAATCTTTTGCAGAATGTGATAAAGATGAACTTAATCTTACAATACAAGCATTAATTGATATAGGAGATGAAACTGGTACTAACTTAAGATAAATTATTTTGATTCAGCTATAGTTATTGATTTAAGAATTTTTTCAGTTACTTCTTTATGGTTTTCATTAAATTTTGATGGGTCACTTGCTATAAGTTTTTGTAAACTTTCAGCAATGTCATCTTTACTTATATCTATTTCAGCATAATGAAATGCTTTTTGCTTAATCATTTCTGTTCTTAGATAAGAAATTACATTTAAAAGAATCCATAAACTTTCTTCAAATTGAGTAAATGTTTCACCTTTATATGGTTTTTCCTCAGTAGCTTCTTCAAGAGTATTTATTTTAGCATATGCTTTTGTTATTTGTTCAGCATTATCTACAGTAGATAATATGTACATAAGCATACTTTGAAATGCAGAAACATAAGAAGAATTAAAGATTAAGCCTGTTATATTTTTTTCATAATCAGGTACAACTTGAGAATCTTCTTTTTCATTTTGTGGTGCCCAATCTGGTAAATCTATTGGATTATTAGGATCTTTTTTTTCTTTTGACATGATAAGGTTTAAATTTGTTTAAAAATATTGGATTATTTTTCATTTTTAATTTCTTAATACTCGGTGAGTTTAAGATTTCTTTTAATTGTTCTATAGATAAATGAATCATTTTACAAATATAAAAATTATTTTATGAATATTGACATTAATAACATAAGAACTAAACTTATTGACAATCTTAAGCAAGGAGGATGGAATAATGCACTTAAGTTTTTTATGAATAGTTCTGAATTTAATAAACTTATTGAGTTTTTACGCAAAGATGTAGAAAAAGGTTACAGGTTTACACCACCTTTAAAATATGTTTTTAATGGGTTTAAATTTACAAAGTATAATGAAACAAAAGTAATTATTTTAAATCAAGATCCTTATTCACAGATTAATGTTGCAGATGGTATAGCTTTTAGTTGCAGCATTAAAAAAAAACCTGAAAAAGCATTAGAATATATATTTAAAGGATTAAATAAGAACCAATGGGAAAGCTTTGATCCAGATTTAACAAGATGGTGCAAACAAGGCGTACTACCACTAAATACAGCATTTACTACTCAGATAGACAAAACTGGAACTCATTGTGAAATATGGAAATCTTTTACTACACAACTTTTAGATCATATTAATCATAATTTAGATCCAATATTTATACTTATGGGTAAAAAAACAGAAGAATGGATACCTCTTATTGATAATTGTAAAGTATTTAAAGTTTCTCATCCAACTTCAGCATTATATAAAGAAGAAGTATGGGATTGTAAAGATGTATTTATTAAAGTTAATGAAGAACTTAAAAAGAGAGGAAAATCTCAAATAATCTGGTAAAAATTTTGTATATTTATTAACATTAAAACCAACTTATGTCTAAAAATAATATATTGGAAATGACCAATGATATTCAAGCTTTTATTCAAAAGTTTGAAAAAAAATATGGTGAAATAATTAGTATAACAACAAAAGAAGTTTCCATGCTAAAAGGTGGAAATACTCATGTTTTGTGTAAGTTAGAACAAATAACAATAACTCAAATGCACTTGACTAATCCAGAATTACGTCATATTACATCATTTAAGCACAAGACTAGAAAAATTGAATTTATGAGATATACTCAAGCTTTTCAATATGTAGCTTTTACAAACGGCTTTAAAAAAGGCGTTATAGCAGCATATGTAAATAGAACACATGCTTCTGTTATAAACTCAATAAAACAAGTAGAAAATTATAAATTTAATAAATGTTTAAAGTTTTCTGAATTGTTTACAAACCTATTAAATACAATTGATAATTATGTGGAATCTATTTCAAATGATGATGAAAGACAAAATAACACCAAATCAACTAATGTTATTATGCAGTCTTAAAAATAAAATATCTATACCTCAAATAAATCTTAAAAAAGATTTAGATGATCTTACAGAAAAAAAATATATAGAAAGAATAGAAAAAGGTGTTAAAACAACTGATTTAGGTAACCTACTTATAACTAAGTATGATAATATATTCATTAAAGCAAAAAAGAAAACAAATATTCAGCTTATGGGTAAAGACTTTAATAAGAAACTAAATGAATATAGAATGTTATTTCCTAGTGGTAAACTACCAAGTGGTAAACCTGCAAGAGTAAATGTAAAAACTCTTGAGAATGGTTTTAGATGGTTTTTTGAAAATTATGATCATACATGGGAAGACATCCTTAAAGCAACTGCTCAATATGTTAATGAATATGAGGATAAACAATATATGTACATGAAAACAAGTCAATATTTTTTATCTAAAGAAGATAAAAGTAAAATCAAAACTTCTGAATTAGCAGATTATTGTGATATGCTTAAAGAAGGCTTTGAGAATAAAGAAAGTTATTTTAAAGAAAGAATAGTATGAGCAAAACAAAAAAACATTGGGAAGGTCAGTATGACTCTTTTAATGTTGCACTTAAATATATGTTAGATAGACAAACAGGTATTGAAAAATCAATATTTACTCCCTGGCATAAGTTTAATGATGCTGGTACAGATGGTCTTGAATGGAATACATTAACTGTAATTGGAGGAAGACCTGGTTCAGGTAAAACTTTAATTAAAGATCAAATAGTTAGAGAAGCTTTTATTTTAAATCCTGATGATAATTTTAGAGTTCTTCAATTTAGTTTTGAAATGGTTGGACGAACTTCAGCAATTAGAGAGTTTAGTTCTTTAACAGGAAAGACTTATAAAGAATTGTGCAGTGCAGGTAGCAAATTAACTCAAGATGTATTTAATAAATGTCATTTATATGCTACAGAAAGAGTTAAATCTCCTATTGATATAATTCAAGTACCTATGACTGTTAATCAAATGAGAGATCAGATTGATATGTATATGGAAGAACATAAAGGAATAAATACTATTATTACTTTAGATCACACAATACTAGTAAAAAGAGCACCATATCAAAACAATAGATTAGATATGTTATTTGAACTTGGAGAATTTTTTACTCAAGTTAAAAGAGATTATCCATGCTTAATTATTGCACTGTCACAATTAAATAGAAATATTGATAATCCTGACAGAGCAGTTGACGGTAAATATGGTAATTATGTGCTTGAGTCAGATATATTTGGCTCAGATGCAATGCTTCAACATGCTGATATGCTAGTTGGAATAAATCGTCCTGCTAAACAAAAAATAAGATTTTATGGTCCTGATAGATATATCATTGAGGATGATAAAACATTAGCATTTCATTTTTTAAAAGCAAGAAATGGTGATGCAAGAATGAGCTTTTTTAAAGGTCAATTTGAAAACATGGAGATAATAGAAATGGATACACCTCCACAACAAATAAGAAGATGATATCTACAAAAATAAAAAATAAAAAAATGACACCAGAAGAACGTAAACAAAAAGTTAAAGATCTTTCTAAAGAACATGAAGAGTACTTTAACAGTATAGATATGTCAAATTCAATATATATTCCTAAGATGGCTTATAGACCCTCTGGTAAGGATGAACTGCATATTAGTTTTTTTCCAAGTGAATTAGAGAAAAAAAAAGATGTTTATACAGAGTTTGTAAGCATGCAATATAATTCTGAAGATCCTAAACGTAGTTTATATTTATGGAAATATAATGAACATTGGATGGAAGAATATGAACTGATTGAAAGTAGTTCAGGTTTTCAAAGACACATTATACCTGTAGGTGAACTAAAGGTAATAAATGATGTTAACTCTAGAAATGCTAATAAAAAAGAAGTTAAGGATATTTTAGATTTTGAAAAACTACCAAATCCTGATGAAATGACAAAAGAAGGTCAGAAATGGCTACAAAGAATAGCTATAGCATTAGAGAATATAGCAATAACATTAAATAAAGAAAAATAAATGGCACAATCAATTTTAATTATAGCTGACTCTGGAACAGGTAAATCCACAGCAATTAGAGAATTAGACTCTAAAGAAACATTTATCATTAATGTTGCAGGTAAAGGTCTTCCATTTAAAGGATGGAAAAAGAATTATACAGCAATATCTAAAGATAATCCTAAAGGTAATTTAAGTAATGTCTCCTCTGCAGGAGGAATAATGAAAGCAATGCAGCACATAAATGATAAAATGTCTCACATAAAGACTATTGTTATAGATGACTTTCAATATATGGCCAGTTTTGAATATTTTGATAGAGCCAAAGAAAAAGGATATGATAAGTTTACTGATATTGCTACTAATATAGCATCTGTATCTAAACTGCCTAAAGACATGAGAGATGATCTTAATGTTTATTATCTAACTCACCCAGAAGAAGTAAATAGAAATGGTTCAGTTTTAATTAAAGCCAAAACTGTTGGGAAAATGATAGATAATGCATTAACTTTGGAAGGACTTTTTACTATAGTTCTTTTTGGAAAAGTCATTAAAGAAGACGATGGTAGTTTCCAATATGGTTTTGAAACACAAACTGATGGAGATAATACTTGTAAGTCACCAGCTGGTATGTTTGAAGAAAGGTTTATACCAAATAACTTAAAATATGTCAATGATGCTATAAAAGCATATGAAGAATAATTAATAAATAAATTAAAAAAATGAGTACACCAACTAAAAAAAAATTTATGTTAAACACTAAAGATATGGCCACTGGTAGTGGTAAAACAAGACCTGTTCTTGAACCAGGAAATAACGTTATAAAAATTAATGATATAACATTTGATCAAACTCCTTATGATAAAGATGCATATAATATTCTTTTACATGTTGAAGGTAAACCTGTTGAAGGTAG